GAAGCCTGTTGTTGCGCTGCTTGCAGCGTAATGTTGTCCGTCACTTGTCGGTCTGATTATTATACTAGGTGTACTCTTAAACGGGTAAGCGAATGTTACAGCGCTTAAAGATGCGTAAGTTCCTATCTCACACCAAAGCGGAGCCGTCTGGAATTGTGCGACGCTAGTATGTCTTAAAGTTTTATGATTAGGTCCGGTTCCAAAGCTAAAGTATGCTGCTCCCGTCCCTGACCCGCCTGCCCCAGTAGCTGCTGTTGGCGTGAAGCCTGTCGCACTGTCCGAAGCGATATACAACCCTTCGTCTGCTGTAGCCCCAGCAATAACGATAGGAACTCCAGTATACACTCCATTACTGAATGTTGTCGCAGTCCCAATAGCACAAGTACCGTAATCAAAGTCCCCTAACTCATTACTCCACTGTTTTCTAATGAAATTCTTGTCTCCCCTACCGATTGCAAGCCAATTAGCCGTCGCACCAGATCCAGAGCTTGAAGCGCTAGATTGTGTTGGAGTGAATCCCGTGGTTGCGCTGCTTGCAGCGTGAACGTGTTCGTCGGTGTCTCCGACAGTGAATATTACAGGAGTGTCTAGAAATGGATACTGAAATGTTACTGCACCGCCGATTGTTGCTCCAATGGCGTATTGAATTGAAATGCCTTTATGTCCTTGAAGACCGTCAAAAGTCCCTGAATAGATTACTGCCATTTTTAATTATCTCCTTTTTTCGTTAATGGGGGGAAACCTCTCTTATTCCTTCCTCCCGAGTGTTTAAACTGGGTTCCCCTCTTTTTTATCGTCTCTTCCGTTGCCATTTTTTCCCTTAAAAAAAATAGGAAATGGGGGAATTACCCCCCATAAATTTCGCCTTAAGATAACGCTGTCCAAGTAATACCGTAACTTAACGCCCAAATTACGAACGCCCTCGCATTATTGTCGTTGCTTCCGCCGACAGTAATAGTCATAGTAGAGCCTGACACTGTTGTGGTTGGTGCTGCTGTAACTATAACTTGCCCGTCAGTTGTATGCTCAAATCCGACAATTCCGAGAGGTGTGTAACCTCCGTAATTCGCCAAGTCGATTGCTATCGTGTCCGTATCGTCAACAGTGTTGGCGGTGTAAACTACGATTTCAACTACTTGCGATGCTGGGGATACGGTCTTAGCAAGCCATCCGTCTGCTCCTTCACTTATTGCTGATGCCATCTTTATTCCTCCTTCATGCTATATCAATGATTGACCCGTGAAAGCTGGTCGCATCCGTCGTGTTAACTCCCCTCGCAATCACGCACCCGTAGTACTTGATCATGAAGCGATCATAGTCTCCATCCTTGCTCAACGGCTCGTAAGTGTAGTCTTGTAATACTCGGTTCTCGATCATTTGCATGTCAAGAGCTAAGATAGACTTGCTTCCATATATTGTTCCGCTACCGTCTCCTGCGTCAGTCCTCACGAACTGCGACTGCACGATAGGTACTGGACCTCTAGGACCATTGAAAGTTATGGTCTGAAAGCCCCAAGTCAAGTCTGTGCCGCCGTAATAGCGAGTCTGTTGCTCCATAAGCTGCTTCAAGTCGGTTGTAGTCCTACCGTCAGTCAACATTAAGCTAGTTTTTCCACCGTCCTCCCAAGTTAGGTTTAATAAGTCCTCAATGTCTCCGACGGTGATTGCCGCTCCCGCCTGATCGTCCTGGTTTTCATCAGACAACTGCGATTTAATCCCGGTCATCGCCGTAGCTGAAACACTATCAGCGTCGTAGCCGGTATCCGTGTTAGCTGCCGCGTAAGTTCCGCCAGGATTTCCGCTAATCATGTCAATCTCCTCACCGTGAGCGAGGTTAGCAGTCTGCATGGCTACTTCAAGCTGTTTCCCGCTCTGATAGTTTGTCGGGCTGTATTGCTCGAAAACTCCGGGCGGTATTGCTGCTTGAGCTGGTCCTGAAGTCCTTCCGATTGCGTAATAGTATTTTATGGTTTTCGTGTAACGATCCATCACGTTCGCGTTATCGGCAAGAGCCGCAAGCTCGACGTATGATTTACCGCGTTCTCTCGAAGTCCGCTCATTCCAGTCTGCGGTAATTCCGAGGTTCGCAATCCTCTGAGTTATCTCCCGCATTGGCGTCTCCCGCCTCTCCTGATCCACTAGAAGTGGGTCTAAAGCTACTGGAACCATTGCTTGACCTGCTGTACCTCCTCCGCCGCTGGTAGTTGTCAATGCTTTTAAAGCTGCACTGTGCCGGGCTTTAAGTCCTGCTCGAATGTCCACCCCAGCTTCAGGGTTTCCTGTTGGATTACCTGCGAAGCCAAGAGGATCCTTAACCACTGTTCCAGGGGGTATGTTACCCCAAAAATAGTTGTAAGTATTCCACGCTTCAGTAGGACCCAAATTCATATATCTGCTTCTCATTTTGATTCCTCCATTATAAATACATTGCCAGACTCTCCTCTTCAGGTTTAATAGGGGCTTGTGCGGGCGTTACTTCCCCCTTCATTGCTGGCTGCTTGAATTTAGCGCCCAACTCTTCAAAACGCTCGTCCAACATCTTCGAGATTTCAGCCTTCAAACCCACTTGCTCTTCCGGCTTAACCTCTTCCCCTTCTGTGGGTGGGAGTGTTGCTTTGAACGCTTCGAACTTGTCGTCGATCATTTTAGATAGTTCCGCCTTCAATCCTGCCGTAACGTCTTCAGGCGTTGTTTCCCCTTCAGGTGTGGTTTCACCTTCCAGCTTCTTCTCCCCCTCGGTCTCTGGAGGCTTTTCCTGAGTTTCCTCGGAAGGCTTTACTTCACCGGGTGGTTTTCCCGTTTCATCATCTGTCATGGTGTTTTCCTCCTTGTTTTCGTTTTCTATTTGTGAGAATAATGCGTCGCGGCTTTTCATAGCCACAGAAGTTATTTTAGCGTTCTCGTTAATTGGGCTGCCAGTCAAAGCAACGTTAAGAACTCTAACATTATTTAATAATCTAGTGTTTCCATCCTGCACCCAGTCAGTTGGGTGGCTTTCATCCCACGCTATACTAAACCCTTTCACGAAACCGTCTTTAATGCTACCCCAAACTTCCTTGAAACGACTTAAATGCTTATTGACTTCAGCCTTGACGTAAACGCCAGTATCATCGATTTTCTTAGATATGACTTTAGCTACTGGAATTAAAGCGCTCCTGCTTTTGTATCTGCCATAACCGCCCGGATCCGCTTTGAATGCTTCATGCTCAAGATCCATAGTTAGCATGTCAGCTTGATCGTAAATGCCTCGCATTCCGTGTTCTGTGATGACATCGCCAATCTTGTCTTTATCGTGAGTGGCAATATAACCTTCCACAATATAGCGCGGCTCCCCCCCCTTAAGCCCTGGTTCGGTATAAAATCTAAACGCCTGATTTTCTGAACTTACAAGTATTTGGGGTGGGGTTGACTGCATTTTAAGTTCTTCCAAGGTTATTGTGGAATAACCTTAAGGAACATTTTTGCCGAGTCGTCACTCAGTCCACATTAAAAATTAAGTCTAATCTGGTTTAAATAGGCACAATATTATTTCGCAATCCTACAGTAAACCTAATCTTTTCTGGTGTCTTTGCACTGTGGAGTAATTCACACTTATGCCAACTTCAGCTTTCAAGGCTGCGACAATATCATTCCTACTAGTTCTCGGTCGGGGTGTCATTGCTTCTATCAGTCGCTCTGCTCGGCTGTGCGGCAAAATCTTCGCCTCAAACATTTTTTTAAATTAAACTACTTGGTATTATGTCGATCCTACACCGACAGTTCGGACGGTTAGGAGGATGTGAAACGTACTTGTTGTTTACTTCATCGTAAAACTCGTCGTCAAGGCTTCTAGTTTGACCGTCTAATTTTTTACTGTCTTTCGCAGTCCGACTGTCAAAAGTCGCCTTCCATTTTTTAACGAGTGATAAGCTTGAGTCTTTAGCTGCTTGGAGTCTCGCCCCATTGTAAGCGAAAACGCTTTCAGTCCTGGCTATAGTCTCAGCCCGAGCGTCCGTAAGGTTTTTGTCACCCCAAACTTTCTTAACCCGGGCTTTCAATTCTGTTATCCCTTCCCCCGCCTGCCAGCCTTCTAGGAGGTCTTCCCTTAGTTTGATTGCGATGTCTTCGCTCAAATCTTGGACTTTCCCGAAAGCTTGGGTTGCAACAATGTTTCTGAAAGGCTTGTTGTGGGCTATGTTAATTTTTAATTCTTTTTCCAAGCTTTCATGACCTTTGTCGAAGAGTATTGCCACAATGTTTTTAAACACTTCCTCAATTCTTCTAGGGTGTAAAAGCGTGTTTAAATCATTTATGAGATTTCTAGTCGTGAATGCTTTCAAGCTCACTCTGCCTCGATGATATTCTGGTATTATGTTCAAAATTCCTTTTAACGCCTCCTCAAGCCACTCGTCCAAAATCTTAACAAGTTTATTTTCCAAGCCTAACGGTGAGAGAGTTTCAAACTCTTTCGGAACTATAGGATCTCCTGTCGTAACCATTTTTAACATTTGTCTTGATCGTGGAAGTAAGGTATGTTAGCGTCGTGCAAGATTCCAACCGAATCGTAGACGCTTGTGTAAATGTTGTAAA